GGATGCCAGTCTGAGTGGTAGTAGTAAAAATACATGATTGCGCGGAATGTGTTTCCCAATGTGGTGCGGAAGGAAAGTCCTGAAAAAGTGGTCCCATTGATCGCATAGTGGGCGTAGTCGTTTTCAGGCCTCTCGTCAGAAGGAATCTTCATGTGGTAGAAGCGGTGTCTGGTTTCCTTGTTCCATTCAGGGCCGTTGAGGCCAGGGACTCTGACGAAGATGTGGTTCAACGTGTTGTTGAAGGCATGCATGACTCTGTTGAGCAACTAGTCAATATCGACGCCGAGTCCTTGGGTGATGACTTCGCGGTTGAAGACCAGCAGACTTCTGATGCCAGGCTTGATGGCGTTGAGGAAGAATCCTTCAGTCCGTTGTAGGTCTGGCCATTGACTAGAGTCCCAGCTACTACCGTCGAGGTTGATTGCCAGGAAGTTTTCGCTGATCGAGTCGAAGAGCTTTTGCTTGAACTGCTTCTTGGTGTAGGAGTGGATAAACTCAGGGAAGACCTTCTTGATTCCGGCCCACAGGGTGCCCTGAATGGCCTGCATGAGTCCGAAGCCTGCTGTCTCTGGGCAACATAGGAGCCTGGGACGTGTCTCTTGCTAAAGCGTGTAGCCCTCATCGTCCACGATGAATTCTTCATAGCACAGGTTCACTTCTCCGGATTTGGCCATCGCTATGTAAGAGCAGTCTAGGCCTTTGAAGTCAGGGTCAGTGAAGGCTTTCAGGATGTTTTGCTTGTACATCGTCTTCTTCGCCTCAGGCCATGGCTGCCGGTCGGGGTATTCCATGAGGCTCTGCTGGGGGTTGTAGACCTCCAAAAACAACGCTCCTCGGCGGGACATCTCTGCTTCAGCGAAATGCAAAAAGCTCTCGACATGTTTTGGGTCTGCTTGTTGGTGCGCTCCGAGGTGCCTCTCGTGGACTGCCCAGAGGAGGTTGTTTTGGGACTTTGAGTTCCACTCAAATCCACGGGATTCTTCTCCTGCCACTTTTGTTATGCTTCCAGCTAAGGTGACAGTCTGGTTTTTCAGCAAGTCCTGGGGTGGGTAGAGTAAGCCCTTTCTTTCCATGAGGGGACCTTGAGCCAAGTACTTCTCTGCGTAGTCGCGGACTGCTTCCAAGGTAGCATTGTTTGACTTCCTCCAGTCCAAAGGGTTGAGGGACGGATTGATGAGGAAGTTGTTAGGGGTGAGCCTCTTCTCACGGTAGTAAGACTCTGCTGGCCTCTGCAGCTTGAACTTGCCTGAATGCTGGTTTTTGGCACGTTTGTGTTTCTGGCGGGCTTCTCGAAGGATGTCTTCGTACAATTCGGATGTAGAGCGTCCACTGGTGAGAGAAGATAGGACGGCTTGTCTGCACTGAGATATAGTGTCGAGGCTTT